TATTCCAACTATGGTCACTGTTAAATCAGTGATGCCGGATCCCGTTGTCCTAGTCATCGTAATGTTAAATCTCATCCGCCATTCGCTCCCCTGCATCTTGTAAGGAACAAAGGCCGCTCTAGCGACAGTACATAAGGAGGCCGTAGTTGTGGGAGAGATACCGCCGTTGTAATTAGTTCCGCTCAAGTATTGTTTATACCCTAGTCTCGTGGCCACGGTATTAGTCATTGCGGTAGGGTCATCAGTGACAGAAGATCCGGCAATTAATGTCCAATTAGTAGTACTTCCATTATCAGTTTTAAGGTAAACACCACTAGTCCCAGCTCGTAAATACAACGAGCTTATAGGAGCAGACTTGGCCACTGAAGTAGGATCATCAGAATCACCGGACAAAATAAACTGTCCAGTAAAAAACTCTATGTTGTTCTTTAAAAGAAGTACGTTATTAGCTTTGAATAATGCAGGACTACCCATAATTATACCCCGTAAAAATTAATAACAAGCTCTCCAGCACTAGCGGTTGCCGAAACCGCACGAATCGCGACGCGTATACCGTTTGCTATCGCTACTGGGATTCTGCCATTCCCACCAGGAGGAAGAAGCACGAGACGCGATTCGGAAGCCGCCGCCCCTATCCCTATTTCTAAAGTTTGGCCGGAAGAATCAAAAATCTCCATCTCAGTAACGGCCGCTCCTGTAGAAGCTACTAATTGTACCCATGCCCCAGTAGTAACTGAAACAGAAGCATAAGCATTCCGTACAGTAGTAACTACTGTTTTACCTTTAACAATTACAGGAAGGTTACTTTGATCACTCGCCATAGTCACAGCGAGAGAAGCTGCCATAGCTTTTTGTCCCAAAGAAGCCGGGAGCTTATCGTGAATAGCATCTAGAGTAACTTCAGTAGCGAAATCTTTAGCATTTAAAGTAGCTAGTGTTGCTTGAGTGGCCAAAGGTCCGCCGCTAACAATGTCTACTTGAGTTTCACTCCCAGAAATAGAATTATCAATGACCTCTACAGCAACTTTAATAGCGTTTAGAATTGCTTCTGTTTCAGTAGAAAAAACTACTGAAAGGCTTGCTGCCGATAATTGCTGCCCTATAGCTGTAGGAAGTTTAGCGTTGATTGCTGAAAGAGTAGTTCTAGCAGTAGAATCTACTACATAAATTTCACCAGCAGCATTAGATTTAATTGAAGCATAATCCCCGTCTGTACTAGTAGAAGAGGCTACAGAATCTTGCCTCACCGAGAGAAGATGAAGTCCTGTATCCGCATTACTTGAAGCAGCGTCCTCAATAAACGAGGAAGAATTAGTAGTAACTAATCGTCCTCTAACATCAGTATGTAAATTACTCCGATCACCATCAGTGTAAGTAGGTAAGCTTGCAACATATTTTCCCCCTATCTTAATAGGATTGCCTGAATCGGCATCTTGGTCGGCAATAGCAGCGGAAAGGCTAGCGGAAACAATAAGTTCCCCACTAGCGGTAAGTTGTAAATTCCCCCTGTCCCCAGAATCTAAAGTAGGAAGAGTTAAATTATATACTCCCCCCATCTTAATAGGATTGCCAGAATCCACCGCCCCAGAAGCAACGTTTCCGCCTGGAAGAGTTAGTAACTCATTAGAAGCAGAAACAGAAACAAGAGTAGTACCATCCCCTAACATAACTGAATCAGGAGTGGCCCCAGTATGCGTAAGCTGAATACCGATGTCCCCAGCAGTTAAATTTATAACAGTACCTGAAGCCCCTACTATCTCTACAGGAAGAGGAATAGTGTTCCCAGGAGTAGTTGTGTCTTTAACAATAGTCGTAGCAACAAAAACCCCGCCCGGGCCACGATTAATTTGAATCGGAGATTGAGTAAGAGTAGCAATAGCAGCACCCGAAGAATCATAGCGTGGAGAAACAGAGCGAAGAATATCAAAAGTATCCCCAGTACTAATACTGGCAGAAAGCACCCCTTCTAGAACTATCTCGGTAGCAGTAATCGATTTAACTGTTATCTCATATTCACTAATTGTATTTGAAGTAGTAAGCAAACGGATAAGATCACCCTTCTTGGCCGAATGCCCAGAAAGAACAATTTTTGAACTATTAGATCCTCCCTCGGCCGTCGCTCCCGCAGTAAGTCTGTAGTACCCCATAGCAACAGTGTCGAGCGCTGCACGAATAGGGCCAATAGGAATGACCGTTACGAATCTTTCTTCCAAACGAGAAAAAGCCGTGTCATTAATGTCCTGGAGTTTACCAGAATATGAGAAACCTTTAATTGATAATGGCATAACCTCTCCGCTCCTTTTGGGCCTCTTTGTAGATTATATAGATAATTTTAAGGTATTTACTTAAAAATTGGAAGAAATTCCTGTCCTTGCTTTCTCATCCTACGTACACGCCTTGCCTTATACCCAGGATTCAAAGACTCAGATAACTCATCTAAGAAATAATGATCGAGAATAGGCCTAATAATAGGAAAGTTAATAAGTGGAGTATTCTGTCTTACCAAACGTAGCGCTTGAGAGCCTACCTTGTCTGTTTTTCTTTTTCTTCTCTTCCCAGAAGAGTCCTCCAAAATAGTAGAGCCTAGTTCCACTACATCTTGTATTTGACCGAAAATAGGACCAGCAGCTTCTTGTAAAATGTTCCTCTTCATCGATCCGTAAGAACCTTTTGCCATATCATTAAAGTACCCGGCCCACAAAGGGTAAACCCCCTTGGCCATAGCATCAAAAGCAGTAAGAGCATTCATCGGTCTAGGGACTTTTCCTGCTAAAATATCCCCTATCCATATCCCAGTTAAGGCCGTAAAAAATCCATGAGTGGCCATAATCCCCATAATCTTAGCATTGTCCGCATTTTTAAAAACAGATTTCATAAAAGAAGCATTATTCGCTTTAGGATTTTGACCAGCTAACTCTTTAAGTGCCCTAGTCGCCTCCATCGGAAAATTCTTAAACTGTAAAAGAGCGTTAAGAGTCTGCCCCATTACTGAATCAGGAGGTACTCCCATTCTTGCTAAAGACTTAGTAGCATCCCCAGGAGAAATGGCCCCAAACTTAGTGTTATGCCACATAAAGTTTTGAAACCTAATCGCTGTATCTGATGAAATAATCTTTTCAGGATTTATAAAATTTAGTGTATTATTATATGTTTCTGTAGAACTTTTTATATCCATCCATTGGTCTTCTGTCTTAATACCAAAGGCCGCTAATTCATTTTTTAATCTAATATCAACCTTGGAAAAATCTGGGTCCACATCACTAATATGATTAGAAAGGGAAATGGCCATAGTCTTTCTATTTTGTTTAGTAAGCTTATCGAGAAATGTTAATTTCATTACTCCGTTTGTAAATCTAGTAAAACCAGAAGTAGCGTCTACCCCTTGATCAATAAATCTAAAAGAATCATGGTCAAAGTCTAGCCCTAGGATAGTTCCTACCTTTTGTCTTAAAACAGGATCTTTAATCAAAGAGAAGTAATTTTTTATTAAAGTTGTTTGTGACTTAACAAAGCCCATCCCAGTCTTGGACATTAAAGCAGCAGTAGAAGTAGTCATATCTGAAAGAGTAGTAGTCCCTGCAAAACCAAGCTTGGCCGCCGCCGAAATAGTTTGGGCCCCTTTTAGACCATCCACAAGGACGTCTGAAAGCAAGCTTCTTCCTACGTGCTCATAGCCAAATATTTGCTTCTTCCAGCGATCCCTTGAAGCTCCCTGGCCAGTAATATTTCTATCAGAGAAGGCATCTGCTGCCTCTTTACCTTTAGTTTTTTCAATATACTTTCTCCCTACAGTCTCAATAAACTCTAAGGCCTCCAAAGGCCTAGGCCCTAACTTCCGTCTTATGGCCTCAGCTTTAGCAGCACTTTTAAGAGTCCTGTCCATAACCTCTAGAATAGAGCCTTCCCCATACTCTAAATGGTAATCAGCAAAAGAGGCTCCATCTTTAAAGTGAATAGAGCGTGCTTTTCCTAAAGAAGAATGCCCCTGACCAGAAAAAGAATTAACTGTTAAGTCATCGTACATACCCTTCAGCATTTTCGCTCTAGCTTGAGGGTCCATCTCACTTCCAAAGGTTAGCTCATGATCTAACTTTTCTAGTATTTTTGAACTCCATTTTTGATATCCATCTTTGACCATCTTACCAGGATCATGCGTTTGTCTGATAATGTAGTCTGCTCTGTTTTTGATAGGAATACCTGCTTTTTCTAATGAAGAAACTACATATTCATTTATGTTTATTATTAATTTAGCAGCTTTAGTAAAAGAGGAATTTGACTCAATTCCTTTATTTATATTGTAAACCTCAACTATAACGTCTTTAGTAAATGCGGAGTCTCTTAAGTGCACTTCTGTTTCAGGATCAAGAGCGCTGTTCAAATAAGTCTTATGAGATTGATACCTAGAATCCCTATTAACAGAGATAGAGTCTTTACTCCCGTCTGCCGTTCTTGTACTTCCTACTAAAGTCTCTTCTATGATCCTATGGGGACTCTCCCCCTTAAGCATTCTTTTCGCAAAACCATTTTTGATCTTTAGTCTCTCAAATCTTTCTTTCTTTAAAAAAGATATAGTCTCAGGGGATTTATCTCTTAAGTACTCTATGAAGCTTTTTTGGCCTGCTGATCCTGCTTTAAAGTCACCTACATCGGCTATTACTTTTCTTAAAAGCTCAGTAGGTACATCCTTTCCGTATTGTTTAACTAGAGCCGCTTCACAAGATTCGGACATACTAACTCCCTGTTAAACACTTACGTGCCGCTTTAACTATTTCATCTCTTTTAGTCTCGAATACTCTAAATACTTCATCATCTTGCTCTAACATAGCTTTAACATCTTCATCTATATCAGGATCATTCCGTATTTCATCTAACTCTAATTCAAATTCATCCTTAGGAGCAGAGGCAAACTCTCCCCTCTCTATGGCATCATATTGTAATTTAGATTCTTCATCATAATAAATATCTCTTTCAGGAGCATTGGCCTCCTTTCTAAATTCTTCTTGATTAGAGTACTTCTCTTTATACTCGCTCATCTCGTCCGATAAGCTATCTAACTCTTGTTTTTTTGTGTTGAATTCCTCTGTTAAGGCGTTAAGTCTGTTAGGAGGAATATCCCCATTCATCTCAGTTTTTAAAGCATCAACCTCAGCAGAAACTACACCCATTTTATTATTTAATTCTATCCCTGTACTAGCTGTAGCTAGTTCTACTTCAGTGTCCGATAGTATCGGGACTTTTCCTGTAGCTATTTTTTGTTCATGCACTGAAATTAATTTATCTACTGTATCTATGTTTAAGCTTTTAGTTTTAAGTTTAGTGTAAACCTCTCCTATACTCTTTAGTCCTGCTCCGCCTATAAACCCTGATCCGGCCGCAAAAATTAAGGCCTTATCTACTTCTATATCTCTATGCTCATCTAGCCCTATAGGAATATTAATTAGGCCCTCAGACGCTACGTTACCTATAAGGCCTTCAGCCCCTTCTTTGAGTACTCTTCCTGTAGCAGTAGATTGATTTAAAATACCCTTGGCCATGGCCCTTCTTGCAAAAGAAGAAGCGGCTATACCTGCTCCTATTAGTTTCCCTGAGATTAAACCTATTGGATCAATAGAGGCTCCGCCTAGTGAGCTTATAAATGAGACTCCTTTGGTAACCAAATCATCCCCACCCAAATCAATAGTTTTTTGAAGTTCGTGTCTTTCTTCCCTGTAAGCATCCATTAAAGCTACTTTAGCGAGAGAGGTGCGCTCAGTTATAGGCTTTTCTAGCTTAGGGTAAAATTCGTTAGCTTGTTCAGGAGAAACTATGTCATTTTCTCCCCCTGTATTGGCCTTCTGTACAAATCTTCCTATACTTTGTGTCTCTGACTCAAAGCTGCCTAGTTTAAAAGAGGCTCCTGCTACTTCAGATAAAGAAGTCTTATATTGAACTGGAGTAAAGTCGCTGTATTGATCAAAACTTGGAGTTAAAGACATTAGTCCTCCTGTCCCGTTTGTATCTTAACCATTTTCTTTAGCTTTCCTATCAAGGAGTTATTATCGGCCCTATGGTTATTCATGGCCTCAAATTCTGACGATGAATTCTGGATCTCATCGAAGCTAAATGTTTTGTCTTGTATAATTTTCTTTTTATTAGGTAGGTTAACGAATCCTTTAACTCTTTGTCTTCTCTCAGTTTGGGGATTCACATAGGTAAGAATTAATCCATCTCCCGTTGGTGCTATTTCAAACTTAGGCTCATTTTCAGATACAAATTTCATGAAAGCACCATCAGAGGGGAAATTAAGTCCGTTAGCATCTTTAGCTATATTTAGTTCTTTGGCCACTTGCTCTTGTTCTTTAGATGTTTCATTGAAGGGATTTCCAAAAGAGTTTTGTTTAATACTATTAGAATAACCTTTAATAAAAGATTTAACTTTATCGGCCAATATTGGATCATTGTATTTTCCTATTAAAGGGATAACAGAAGCAGTATCAGTGCTGACTAATTGTATATTATTTTCAATAACCGTTTTGTAAGCATTTTTAGAAGCATCTTCCAAAGAGTATCCTTCTAGCATTAATTTACGTACCTCTGTCTGCATTTTGGTATTCATAACATTAGCGAAGGGAGCAGTAGAAGGAGTATTGAAAAATCCTCTGAATCCTTTACTGTGCTCATTTAAAGACTCGTCAATTATAGAAGGAGTGTTTTCTTTAAGAGAAGCGTCTGACTCAAATAGAGTCTTAACTTCCTTATCCTTAATATTTAGTAAAAGATACTTGGTATAAGGATCGTCCATAGAAGCAGCTAATGCTAGAACAGACGCTTCTTTGTCCCCTTCACTACTCTTCTTGTTTAACCACTTAACCCCTATCTCTCCATACTCGCTTTGAAATTGATCCAATTCGTTTTTCTTATCCTTAGACATTTTAAAGGAGCCCATTATATTTTTACCTGTATCTTTAGAGAAATAATCAGGGTTAGGGTATCCCATGGATACTTGATAATCATAAATGTCTTGAGTACCTTGAGCCAAATTAGGGTTATTCCCTACTGCTACTTTAACCGGATCACTCTGAATGGCCTTAACATAATCGGCAACTAAATGTGCTCGCCTATCAGCAACTTTTAAATCATCCCCAGCAGTTGCTAAAGTAGTATCTTTAGCTAGGGTTGCCCTATGGTTAATACTTATTTGCCCATTTTGTACTATCTGATCATAACGAAGCCCTTTAATTTCACTGTTGAAACTAAGATCGTCTTTAGCGTTTTGTATTCTATTAATAGCCTTTTCGATAACAGTATTGTCTACCCCAGGTAAGTTTTGGAATGCTTGAACATCTCTTATCGATTTATCTAGAATGGCCTTAGTATTAGGGTCTTGGCCTTTTAAAGACATAAGGGAAATAGCGTTATCCACATTAGATAATGATGTCCTAAATACTTTATTGAATTCATTCTCTCTTAGATTCTCAATCTTACTTAGATAAGAAATTTTTGCTTTAGGGTCTATTGTTCTAGATAAGTCAGTATTTGATTTAAGGAATGCCTCCGCTTCAATTAAATGCCCGCTACCTTTAGCTAGTGAGGCATTAAGGAATGTTTCAGCAAAATCAGAGTTTTTACTTTGAAGTGAGAGCTTCTCTTTAGAGTCAAAAAGATTGCTATCGTTTAGATCTTTATTAAACTCTCTAAATGCAAACTCTGTTTCTTTTAAGGAAGTAAATTGGCTTAAGGTATTAAGCTTCTCATCTCTATTCTTAAAAAAGTTTGTTTTATAAAAATCCCCTCTCTGTTTGTTTTCATAGGCCGAATCGCTAACAAAGCTATTAAGGGAGAAGTCTCCGTAAAATTGTTTTACTCTTTCTTTAGCCTGGTCGTTAGGCGCATCCCCCATAGCAAGATTCTTATTATTCTCAATGTAGCTTTGGTTCGTTTCTGTATACCCTTCGTGTCCTGTCCCACTCAAAGAAGCGTCTTGGCTTTCTTTGAAAGCTGAGTACCCTTTAACGAAATTAGTTTTTTCTGTTTGCATGAAATCGTCAGAAGTAGCCTTTTGACGGGCCTCAATTAGCCTGTCTACTCCTACTCCGAAATCCTGAACACCTTTCCCAAGATTCGCTAAGGCCTGAAAAGGAGCCCCTGATATTTGATCAGGAGTAACCTGGGGAACATCACTGCTTATTTTTCCACTAAAGCTAGATACAGGTATTTTAGGCATAACTCTCCATTACTTTATTTTAGAGGAGGCTTGGCCTGCCCCTGATAGTAACCCGGCAAACATATTGATTCCTCTAGAGCTTTTTATGTCTTTCATTAAGCTAACATCATTGTCTGCATCTTTAAAAATCTGCGTGGCCCTAAAGGAAGCTTCTCTTCTTTCTAAAACTATTTGATTAGAAACATCTCGATTAGTTTGTTCCAATTGAGTCAAAGTAGCATTGGAGGATATGTCTACCCCAGAAGCAGCAAAAGCCGCTACCTGTCCTGCTTTAAACTTCTCGGCCTCTTGTTTTAACTGCCCTATGTTAATTTCAGAGCGAGCAAGTAGCTCGAAGCCTTGTGTTCGTTTAGAAGAGGATCTCTCCCCTATATTTTTTTCTTCTACTTGGCTTTGTTTGTATTGTGAGTAAACACCAAGAGAAGATCCGACAATTGAAGCTACTGCTCCTACAGCCATTTATCCACCTTATAAAACATCATAGCATTATTGTAATGCTCATCATAAGCCTCAATAAGTGCTTGTTGTTTGAATCCTAGTTTTTCTGCCCATTTATAGCCTTGAAGATCACCTTCCATCACAGCTAAATCTAGGCGTCTAAACTTAAGTATTTTTAAAGCTAATTCATCGACTATAAGTTTAACAGCTTTAAAAAAATTTAGTTTAGTTTTATCCACTAAAACAGAGGGGAGAAGCCACACTTCGCCCACTCCGAGACGGTGTTCCGTGACTCCTACCACCGCCACACAAGCCTTATTATCCCATGACATAAGTGATAATATTGTTTTCTTAACGTCTAAGATATTACGCTTCATATCCTCTAATAAAGATGGATAATTATGCTTCGGTATAAACTTATCTAAATGGTCTAGCTGGAAAGCTACTAAGGTTAGTCGTATGTCACACCTCTCATAGTGAGGTTTAAGATATTAAATGGGACTGGGTCATCATGTTGTATTTCTATTTGTGTATTTTCATCAGGAGAATTAGTGGGGAAGATTTTTTTAATCCCTGTAAACAATGTAGAATCTTCATACTCGAAATCATCTAGTGTCCCTGACTCTTTTCCGTAAGATCCTTTTTGGGATTTATACATACGAACATCTACTCTATCAATTCTCTGGATGGCCCCCTGTGCTGATCCGAAATCGCCCCCTGCCTCTATGTCCTTAGTACGAAATTTAGAGGTATAGGGAAGCCCTACAATTACCTCAGTACCAGAAGCGTAAGAAGTAGATAAAGTTATCTCTCCCGATATATTTACAACACGATCTGCATGAACTACCCCGTTAACCAAGACTTTAACCGTTTCTAATATGAGGTGACTAAGGCCTGATACTGTAGCGGTTAAAGAGCCTAAAACTACTCGCTTAGAGCAATCTGAGTAATAAGGATGATCGTCATCCACGGTAGAAGTATTAGTAATGACTGCGTGGTCGAAATCGTCCCCCATCTTTTCCAAATATCCTATAGTAGTTCCACTTACGCTTCTTTGGCATACCATCCAAAGTTCATCATACGATCCGTCTGTACTAGGAATAACACAAATAGAGTTTACTCTGTCCGTTGATCTTATTGGATGATAATGCCAAGCTGCTGTTTGCTGTTCTTCATTTATAGTTATGCCTACTAATTGAAAATTACTCGTAAGTATCCAAATAACTTTTCTTGAAGGCTGATAATAAAATTCAGTAAAAGCGCTATCTTTCATTTCATCAGTAGATGTTTCGCCATATCCTTTAAATACCATTAAGTCAGAGATTAAGCTTAAATCTACAGAGATATAAGATCCATTAGCATCATTGTAGATATAGCTTCTAATTGATTTCCCATCTCTAGACACAAATAAAGTAGAGTTTCCTATAGACGTAGACTGAATATTCCCTGAGCCATAATCCGTTTGTTTCTTAACATTTATACTAGAGCTTGAAATAATAGAATCGAATCCATTAACAATATATTCCGAGCCTGCTGTTCCTATTTGTAATGCCCTAGTAGACTCTGTCCAATTAATAACATTGGCCTGTTTTGAAGCTATATTAAAAGAGAAAGGGTCGGTAGGGAGGACCGCTCCTTTTAAAGGGAAATCCCTAACATATAGATCGACCGATCTAGTAGAAGAATCTTGAGCTAGACGAGTTTGCATCATATTAAAAATATTCCCAACCTGAGAGGCCCAAACAGTATCAGGCTCTTTCGCTGTTCCCATTAGATATAAACGCTGTTCATGAAACACGCATAATCTAGGGAAGCCTCTCTCTGTAGACCAGGCAGACTCCGCCCATTGATCAGTAGCTGTTGCTGCTGATGTTATTGTCATTGCTGCGCCTGAATCCTCTACAATAGTACAAGTCATTTTCTGGAGTTTATGAGGGACTAATCTAAGGCCAGCAGCTCCAATAGTAACAATATCTACTGGAACTGTACCAGCTACGGCCCCGGCATCAGTTAGGTGTAAAGTAATTACGTCGGTGTTTACATTTTTAACAAAAACAACAGTACCAAAAGTAATGTTAGTAAAAGTAGGATCGGCCCCACCGGCTCCCGTGACTTCTAGTATGAATTGTTCTCTTGTAACAAGTCCATGTGATGTTATGGTTACTTGGTTACTGGCCGCATCTAAATTAGCAGAAGTTACAGTTATGTCTGCTACTGTTGTAGTCCCAAAAAGAACTAGCTCGCTAGTTCCCTCTACTAAACGAAAATAGGCCCCAACTTGAGTAACAAGAGAACCACTATCTAAGAATTTATGCCCTGCCTTGAAAAAAGCAATAGGAGTATTGGTGGAGTCTACTGCAGAAACAGTTCCTCCTGTCCCTTGTGAAGCAGAAGATACATAGAGTCTTATATCAGGGTCAACATTACTATTACCATAAGGAACCATTGCTGCCGTGGCTACTTCCCCTATTGAAGGAAATCCAGTTAGGTATGAAGGATGATGGAAAAACATAATAGTAAAAGCAGCAATTGCTGTTCTTATTATTAATATAGGAGGGTATGAATTAGAACTTTGAGTAGCATCATCAGGAGAATGAGTTAAAATTAATATATCCCCTGACTGAGAGTACTTATACTTTTTTGGATCTCCTATTAAGGTAGAAGAAGCATTTAACCCTGCATAAGTTAATGTAGCCGCTACGCCTGCATTGCTTATTATCTGAAAAACAGGATTTCCGTCATCTAAAATGACAATATAAGATTCTTTTTTAGAGAAGATAAAAGGGATAATTCTTTCTGGTGTTATAGCGGAGAGAGTGGCCACGTACTTAGTCCCTGGTCTTTTATATAGACCACCATTTTTCCCTACAATAAAATTCTCTACAACATCACAGCCTTGATAATATTCTTTTAAATCGGTACGAAAAAATGTTGGGGAAAGTTCTCCTGATGAAAAAGAGTTTTGAATATATCTATATTTTCCCATTATAACCTCGAATTAAGCCAAAGATTAGTCTCTAGGTCATCAGGTGTTCCTTCTTGGGCATCAAAAGATCTAGCATCTTTAAGAGAAAAGTTTTTCCATTCATCAAGCAAACGATCTTTTAAAGTCTGAGATTGATTAAGAGGAAAAGCTAATTCAATGGCAATTAAGTGGGCAAGTAGCTCATCGAAACTAGGGTCAAAAGTTGTGGTATCAGTAACATTATAAATATATTCAAGGTTAAAATCTGAATCGTTTGAAAGAATAAAACTTCCTTCTTTCTTCCATTCGCGGTTCTTGTCTTCCTCTTTTACTGCTCTTATGTAGTCAGTAGGAAGGGTAAACTTTTGAGAATATCCAAAAGGAGCGCCGATGTTTAATGAGATATTAAAAACACCATTAGCAGTAATATCTATTGCCGTGTCAGCAAGGGCAGAGGCCTGAGTCTCAGCTAATTTAAAAGCTGAAGTTCCTGTTTTAATTATGTAGTAAGTAGAGTCTTCAGAAATACCTGTAGGAATAGTTCCACTGGTCAAAGTTACAATGGCCGTATCCCCTGTCACAGAATTTAATGCTGCTGCTGAAGTAAATATATCTGTTCCATCATTTACTGAAGTAGAAGTATCCGTGACTTTTTGAAGAAAAGATCTCTTAATAGCAAAATTCCAGGGATGCGCTCTTAGTAACTTCTTTCTCATGAAGTCATAAAGAAGAGTACAAAGACGCGCTCTTTTATTAGCATCAGAGAGGGCGGTTATAGAGTCCGCTCCTATTTTTAATAGAGCAATATTACAAATTTCTAAACTACTTGTGGCCATTCTTCCCCCTAAAAAATAGGGGACATACGTCCCCTATCCACCAAAAACACGCAGGAAGAACTTAGTTTACAGTATATAGAACTTCTAGCTTCAAAGTGTCGCCAACAGAAGCAGTAGTCTCCTCAAGACAAGTAAGTACTACTTGAGTTTCAGCGCCAAACTTCTTGTTCCAGCCTGGACGAGTAGCAAGCATTTTAAAATCTACAGCGCCTGCACCAGTATCGGCTCCAGCGATAAAGCCGTCAGCATCAGCAGCGTCACCAGCTTCATTTAGCTCCCAACCAATATCCCATTGACCAGTAGTTCCGTCAGAAGGAGCTACAAATCTAACATTGTGTACGCGAGCGCCTGAAGGAAGTTTGAAAAGTTTAACTACATCGGCTATCGCAGCTTCGCCGACAAGAACATATTCGTCATAAAGACGACGAGATCCACCATGCCATAAAGAAGCGTCTACTGCGTTAGCAGGAACATCGATATAAGCGTCAGTGTGATATACCCCATAAATAGTGGCCATAAGTACTCCTTAAAAATTTAAGGGGAGACTAGCTCCCCTGTTTTAATTACTCTGAACAAATAACTTCAATTACTTTCTCTTCTTCCATACGAGTAGAACCTAGAGATAAACAAGCGTACACCTGCATAGAGTATGACTTGTCTGATCTTTCGCTGATTCTAGCTAGTACATCTTGTCCAACAGAAAGAAGAAGTCCATCCTGTGCCCAAGCAATACAACGTCTGCTGTTAGCAGCAGTAATTGTACCAGAACCAGCAGCAGTAACTCCGTTAGTTACTGTATAGGTAACATTAGTGCTAGAGCGAGGAAGTCTTTCAGTATGAAGAAACTTAAATCCCATGAAAGTATCAACTTTTCCGTCAACCAAAGCTTTTACCATAGCGAAATCGCTGCTAGTGACTTCAGTCTCAGCAAGTAGAGAAGCTTTCTGAGAAGCACTGAAAGCAAAGAAACGTGCAATTGAAGGATCAACTTCAGCAGCGTCAAGTTTCTGAGCTACAGCTCTAAGAGTTTTAACGTTAAGATTAACACCAGTAGTAGTAGAGCCGTCAAAAGCAGCTACTTTCTGAGCAGTAGGAAGAACTACAGCAGTAGCCCCACTCACACCACCGTAAGCACTACCAAGAGCAGCAGCGATGATTTCGTCATCCATTGCGCGTCCCATGGCCATAATAGCGGCTTTAGCATATTGATTTTCTGGGTCCATGATTGTGCGCAATTTGTCTTGCTTGTCGACCAAATCAGCATATTCATAGTCATTCATAGTGACTTGGCGTCTGCTATGAGGAGTATCAATTTGAGGAGTATCAGAATGGCGGCTGGTCTTACGAACAGCAGTTACTGCTCCAATACGATCCCAGTAAGCTGAATCAGAGCTTTGAGATTCGTTACGAACAGCAGGGCGTAAACGAGAAGCCATTTGTTGAGAAAGATGAAATACATTAGCGCTGTATTGTTTTACATACGCTGTAGGAATTTGACTAGACATGTGTCCTCCATTTGTGAACTTTCATACTAAAAAATGTTTTATTTTTCGGTAAGATTATCCCCAAAAGAGGGTCTTCCTGGTATTACCTTTAAAAGGGTCGATTAATCGATTATCCAAGTAAACCTATTAATATGCTAAGAGGAAATCAAAACCGCGTCAAGCGTTTTCAAAGTCCCCTGATGCAATAGTTATCAGTTTAGTTACTTCCTTAACTATATTAGAGTGATCAGGATGCCCGCCATTATAGTAAGCCCCATTCATATCACCTAAAATCTGTTTGTATTTTCTCTCCGCCTCATCTTTAGAATAACCAAAAGATCCCCTAGCTTCTTGAGCGAATGTGTCTTCTTTGTAAACCGCCGCCGCCTTATTGCAAAATTTAGTAAAGATAGGGTCTTCTAAAAAGCCTTTTTTATCAAAGTACTCTACCATACCTTCATCAGCGAATTCCTTAAGCGCACGCTTAGCTAGCACTATATTGTCTTTAAACTTAGTGCCCCACTCTTGTTTAAGATTCTCAACTAGCCCTTTATGTTCTTCTTGAGCTGTAGCATTATGCCCATTATAAGCATCAGAGGAGAATTTGTTATACCAGTCAAAGAGTCCCTTAGCTTGAGAAGTAGTAAGGCCCTTCTTATGTGCCATTGCTTTGAAGTCTTTAAATAGAGTTTCATCAAGAACTACTCCAGCAGGTAGCTCTGCCTGGAAATCGTATTTAGTTTGATCTGGGTCACGAAGCTTATTATAATATTCGCTCCACTCAACATCAGTAGCGTTTTTACCTGGGATAACAACCTTATCTGCTCCAATCTTCTTCTGAGCATGGACATAGCTTTTAATCAAATTAGCGTAGTTGATATCGCCTTTCTCATCGTCAATGAAAACTTTTAAACTAGGGTCATTTTTAATAATATCCTCTAGACCATCAGGAAAATTAATCTTGATGGCGTTTCCAGTACTATTAACTGTAGGTGCTGGTTTTGTTTCTCCAACTCCTGTACTAGCTGGAGGATTACCTCCGTTAGCATCTGGTGCCCCAGTTTTATCGCTTTCATTAGTAAAGTCCCCCATAAGCCCGGTGGCTCCAATAGAGTTATTTACTAATCTTAACATCTGAACCAAAAATTTAATCATCATATTCCCTTTCCTTTTTTTCTTGTTTCTTGATTTCTTCTAATATCTTCATAGGATCTTGGTCTAGTAATAAGAGAATTTGATTGACTATATTCCGTTCACCTTCACGAAAAAGCATATCGTTTACATTGCCATTATAAGAAGTAGCAAAGAAATGCCCCCTCTTTACAATATCAAGTAGAACGCTCCTGCCCTCTTCAGAGGCAAAGACTTTCCTGTAATCTACTACAATAGAAGCTAGTTTTTCCCGTTTTTTAAATAAACTCATTTTTTACTGCACTTGTTTTAAAGCAGGCGCTACCTTATTCATGCTATCCGCCTGTATATTTTGCTCTTGAAGCTGCTGCTGTTTTTGGGCCTGCTCTTGTCTTGATTGTCTAATACTGGCCACCTCTTTCTCAGAGTTAAATAACTCTTGAGGTACATTGAATATATTTCCAACGTATTTAAGATACTCATCCCCGTTAATATTGTCCATAATTGAAGGGTCCATCTGAACAATAGGCCCAACCGCCTGCATAGCACGATTCAAGTTCTCTATTTCAGAAGTCCTCTGAGCTCGAGCAATCATAGAAGAATATTGAACATTAAGCTTTATTTCCTTCAGTTCTTGTGGAGGATTCTCAGGAAGTTTATTTTTACGAGCTAAAATACCGAAAACACGATTGATCAAAGGTTTAAGTAACTCAAAATGTTGACGGCCCAAAACAGGCCCCATTAAACGCAATTTCTCCTCTGTACGCTGAAGAACTTCAGTAGCGGTCATCTGAGGTCCCTCATTCAATTGCAGTTGGTCAATAAAGAATGCTTCTCGTATGCGTTTACGTACATCGTTCATTACTTCAAAACCTATATCGATTCGCGCTTGAGTAATAAGAGGCTCAATACGATCAGCAGAGCCAGCACGATAATAGTTAATCCCACCAGGAACAGTACGAAGAGGCATAACCATTCCGTCATCAGGAACTTGTAAAGGAGGATCTACTACCTTCTGTGCTCCTCGAATCGTGGCCTTCATCATCTCATTGATCATCTTAACATCAGGAAGAGACTTCATACCAGGCCCGCGACCGTAGCTTTCACCAGTAACCTTAGACCAACGAGGAACAGCGTAAGGAAACTCCTCGAAGCCGCCCTCTTTTAATAAAATTCCATTTGATTTCATCACATGAAATGAAGGGAACGGGAATTGTTTCCCACTAGGTACTATCCCGTGAAATTTAGCGTCTTCTAGAGGTAAAACTAAATGAATAACCTCTTGATCGTGCATCTCATGTATTTTACCAATATCGTGATCAGTTAATTGTGCTTTAATCATTTCTAACGAATATTCTTGTAGAATTTGACGACCATCTTCCTTAAGCTTTCTCGAAACTGTATCAATGAAGCCTTTGTAGTTCTCTTTAATATAGTGCTCATAAATAGGACGAGCATGAAAACGAACATCCAGCTCGTCATCCTCCTCAATCCTGAGAATCCCTGTCCCAAGCGCTCCTTGATCAATGTAAACTTCATGTATTTCCGGTTGAAAATTTGAATTATTTAAAGTTTGATGAATAACCTTTACAGCTTTTTGTAACCAAAGACGTACATTCTCATTCTTATCAATTTCATCGATACCAGTAGTAAGGTCAAACCACTGAATAGAAGGATTAGTAAGCATACCGTGTAAAGCTGAGGCCAAAAGCTCATTAGCAATGATTCCAGTTGAGTCATAGAGAGTATTACCCTTCTTCTCACCGGCCACCATGTAGCCATAAACGTCGTCCTTGCGTGGGATAAGGTATTTAGCACACTCATACCAGTGTTGATCCCAATTAACTCTCCCTCCCTCCATCTGATTGTGAATCTTCAAAATCTTGGAGGCCTTGTCCTTAAGTATATCGCCTTTCATTTTTTATCCCATTAAGGTAAGCCGAGTCTGTACTGATCCCGGCTGAAACTTGCTTTGTTTAATCTGTGATTGTCGGGCCCCAAAAGCACTAACAAGCTGCTCTAGTTGTTGTTGTCTAGGATCATTACCAGAAAACTTATACGCTTCTGGATCAAGTCCTTCATTCTGCTTCTGGGCCAAATCCCCACCTAATGCCTGTACTTGATTGAAAATATCATTATTAAAGCGCTGTCTAGAAGATTCATCACCTTCTGCCTGCTTTCTCGCTTCGCGGATCTTCCTCTCTCTATCTATTGCCATAAACCCAAATATAGGATTCCCACCACTTGTAAAAAGCCCACCGAATGCATCAGCAGCTACACCTTTAACCCCTAGCCCCTTGGCCAAATTAGTCGCAGGCTTGGCGATACTATTAGCTATCCCAGAAAA